CTTTTTCCTTGCCGCCGTCCTCCTTGTAGCGGTACATATGGAGAGGCAGTCCCGCGATAGCCTCCGACAGGATACGCACACAGGCATATACCGCCGTCATCTGCATGGCAGAGCGTTCGTTTACGATCTTGCCCGCGGACGAGCCGCCCATGTAAAAGGCGTAGCTGCTGCCGGGAGTCCTGTTTTCAGGCTTATCCCTCGACCGAAACAGTCCGCTGAATATTCCCATAAAGATCACCGTCCTTTCAGATAAACAAAAGGCCCCGGCTGTCATAATCCGAAGCGCCTGTATCATTGGCACAGCGGATCGCACGGTCAAGTCCCATGATGGTGGCGATTGCGCCGTCAATCTTCTCTGTGGATTTTTCCTTGTCCGCCTTGATGTTGCCCGCCGGGTCGGTGCGGATGAAGATGTTATCCATCATCCACCGCAGCACCGGGTGGCCGCCGTGGGCGATTTTCTCCTCCAGTACCAGCTTCATCAGTTCCTTTGTCGGTGGGGACATATCCTTAAAGCCCTGCCCAAAGGGAACTACCGTGAAGCCCATGCCCTCCAGATTCTGCACCATCTGTACAGCGCCCCAGCGGTCAAAGGCAATCTCCCGGATGTTGAACCGCTCGCCCAACTGCTCGATGAATTTCTCGATGTAGCCGTAATGGACCACATTGCCCTCAGTAGTCATCAGCGTCCCCTGGCGTTCCCACAGGTCATAGGGGACATGGTCGCGGCGGACACGCAGGTCAAGCGTCTCCTCCGGTATCCAGAAGTATGGCAGGATGTAGTATTTATCCTCCTCATCCAGGGGCGGAAACACCAGAACAAAAGCCGTGATGTCCGTGGTGGAGGAAAGATCCAGCCCGCCGTAGCAGATGCGCCCTTCCAGATCGTCCTCAGAAACCGGGAATGCACAGGCGTCCCACTTGTCCATTGGCATCCAGCGGACAGACTGCTTGACCCACTGGTTCAGCCGGAGCTGCCGGAAAGCGTTCTCCTCGCCGGGGTTCTGCTGGGCGGATTCACAGGCGGCTTTGACCTTATCGATCCCCACTGTGATACCAAGGGAGGGATTTGCCTTCTTCCAGACTTTGGGGTCTGTCCAGTCCTCATCCTCGGCAGCGCCGTATATGACAGAGTAGAAGGTGGGATCAGCCTTCCGGCCTTCCGCAATGTCGATGGCTTTCTGGTGTACCTCATAACAAATGGAGTTGGTGTCGTTGCCCGCCGTGGTGATCAGGAAATACAGCGGCTGCATCCGGGCATCCCCGGAGCCTTGCAGCATGACGTCAAAGAGTTTCCGGTTGGGCTGGGTGTGCAGCTCATCAAAGATCACGCCGTGGGTATTGAAGCCGTGCTTGTTCGCCACATCCGCCGAAAGCACCTGGTAAGAGCTGTTGGTAGGCAGGTAGGTAATTTTCTTCTGGGACTCCAGGATTTTCACCCGCTTGGAAAGCGCCGGGCAGAACCGCACCATGTCCACTGCCACATCAAACACGATCTTTGCCTGGTTACGGTCAGCGGCGCAGCCATACACCTCGGCCCGTTCCTCGCCGTCCCCGCAGAGAAGCAAAAGCGCCACAGCGGCGGCAAGCTCCGACTTGCCCTGTTTCTTGGGAATCTCAATGTAAGCCGTATTGAACTGCCGGTAGCCGTTGGGCTTTAACACGCCGAACAGGTCGCGGATAATCTGCTCCTGCCAGTCGATCAGTTCAAAGGGCTTTCCCGCCCAGGTGCCTTTGGTATGGCAGAGGGACTCGATGAACATGACCGCATAGTCGGCGGCGTCCTTATCGTAGTGCGAGGTCTTCGCCATAAACCTGGTGGGCTTGTATTTCTTCAGTTTTCGCATAGACACCACCTCCAAAATGGCATAAAAATAGCACCGGCTATTTCTAACCGATGCTGATAAAGTTTTTTTGCTTTCATTCAATAAACTGGAAGTTAATGCTGTTTAACAATGGCACACAATTCTTTTACATAGAGATCGGCATGGTTGATGGAAAACTCTCCATGATACATAGCTGGAAGGACATTTATGCTGCTTTTTTCCAGCGTTTCATGCAGCTTTCTCGCAGAAAGCAAGATACGTTTGTTTTCCCGCTCCCCGACAAACAAATGGATTTCTGCCACGCACTCTCCAAGAGACTTCTTCATGAAATACATAGAACTTTCTTGTAAGAACGCAATCATATTTTGCTTCGTAATGCCGCAAGTAGCTTGATAATAGTCATTGAAGAGTTCCGGCTTCATTCGGAGTGAACGAAATTGCAGTTTAGAAAACCATTTTTGCCGAATCAACTCATAACAGCTTCCAAATGCCGGCTTAATCAACGAATAAGTTAGTTTGGATGGAATAGCCGCTGCGCTCTCGACCATTGCAAAACGGCAAAGGTCTTTTCGCCGAGATAACATTTCAAGTAATATTTGACCGCCGAGAGATAACCCGCCAATCAGCAATACCGAACCTCCAAAGTTCCTATCAATAAAAGAAATGATTTCAGCGGCATTGTCTTCGATTGTTGTGAAATTTTCATCGCTTCCTGCGTGACCATCCAATATCGGGATAATTATCCGAAAATCATTTTGAAGTCGTTCAGACACTTCTCGGTAATTCCACCATGACAAGCCGCCGCCATGCAGAAGAATAATCACATCTCGATTCTGTTTACCGTATTCTTTGTATTGCAACTTGCCTCACCTCACTGCCAATTTCCGATTTGTCTCTATCAAGACATCTTTATTATACAGGAATGTTGTTAGTTTTCAACCAGGCAGTCTTTCCATATGCCGGTGGATCGTCTCAATGATCTGCTCCTGCTCTGACGGCTCCACGCCAATGGATTGGAGCGCCTGCCGGGTGCCGCAGTCCGGGCAGATGAGCGTTTCATTATCCTCCCGCGAAAGCGCCGGAGCGCCGTGGTAGACCCTGCCGCAAAGCGGGCAGACCGCCATTCTCGTAATGTTATCCTTCATAACCGCATACCTCCCTGCATTTATCGTAGGCGTCAACCAGGATGTTCTTATCAAAGTGGAAAATATCATATCCTTCCAAGCAGGTTCTCATGTAAAGATTGCTCGGAACCCCAACCGGCCTATCCTCATGCATGATGTAGGCAAAAGCCGTCACCGTCCTACGTTTCCCGGTGCGGATGCCTTTGTACTGGAGTTTAATATCCCGCTTGTAGTAGAAATTGGGGAATCCCTCGTAGCGGTCGAGGGCAGCTTCATCGGTCGCCGTCACCTCCCAGATCACCACGGGGACCATGCCGCCTTTGCGCTCCTCAATGGTCAGGTAGGAGCCGGTCTTGCTTCCCTTAAATAGCAGTTCCCAGCCTTTCAGGTTTGCCGTGCCGAGGATCGTGGCGTGGGGGCAGCGCATCCGCATCTGCAGGACATTTAGATTGCTGCCGTAAGCGATGTAGTATCTTTTTTCTTTCATGGTATCCATCCTTTCCGAAGGGGTTACCCTTCTACCACCTTAAGACCGCCGAAGCGGTCAGGGGTAAGGTGGCAGGAGGCTAACTCCTGCGAATCCTTCAAGCGGCGGCTCTGCCGTGCCGGAAGGCGGTGTCCCCGATCAGGTTGCGGGTCAGGAAATCCCTGGCCGTTGCGAACTCCTCGCCGATGAAGCCCAGGCGGAGGAGCCAGGTGCGCATGGCGTATTTGGGATTCTCGTTCTGCTGGGGCTTGGGGCTGGCAGTGCGCACCATCTTCGCCATTTGGCTTAAGGCCAAGCAAAGCTGGATGTAGCTCTTAAGCTGCCCTGCGTGGATGCCGCCCCTGCGCTCTGCGGTCGGCTCATCGAATTGGAAGAGCCGGAACTCGACCGTCCCCTTGGTAAAGGTGGCATGGAGGTTGAGCATATGGTAGCGGCTGTCGTTGTAGTGGTGGCTCCTGCCGTAGCTTGCGCCGTTGCTGGTGTACCAGATGTCCGCAAGGTGCGCCATCGAGCGGGGCTTCCTGCGGTTGACCTGCTCCAAAAACCGAGGGTCTACCGTGCGGCAGTAGCGGCTCATGCGTCCCTGGTCGAGCTTCAGCGCCTCGGCAATCAGGCTTTCATGGCTCGCCATGATGTTGGCAAGGTTCCGAAGGCTCTGCGGCGTGTGCCCCTGCGCCCCGATGTGGATGTGGACTCCGCATCCTCTGGAGGCATCGCTCTTGGCACCTGCGTGTCTAAGCTGTCTGCAAAGCTCCTGCAGGGTTTCGATGTCGCCGTAGGTCAGGATCGGGGTGACCAGTTCGCATTTCTGCTCGTCCGGCCCCGCAATGGAAACGTCCTTCTGGAATTTCCACTCGCGCCCATCTGCATCCCAAGCCGACCAGGTGCTGTACCCGTTGCGGCCGACGGTGTTCTCGTATCTGCCTGTGCCGAAGTAGGCGGCGGCAACCTTCGCTGCCTTCTGGCGGGTGATGCTGTTCATCTCGACCTCGACCCCGATGGTCTGGTTCTTCATCTCTGCAATCTGCCTTGCTGTTTTCTCGTTCATTCTGAAATCCTCCGTTTTTCTGCCTCGCGGCTGTGTGTTTTCCCTTTCGGTGTACACATATTCGCTCTAAAAGAGGATAATAGCAAGTTCATTTCGCGTTATATATTACACAAAGATGACCGCAGGATATTGTGTAGTTCATGGCTGTTTGCCGCCATCCGATATTGGCTTGAGAAGGCCGTTTTCCTCCTCATCAAGGATAGCAAGAGCCAGGCGGAATCCCGTCCGCAGCCCGTCGATGAAGTACTCCTCGGCGGTCATACCCGCAATGGCGGCTTG